GTCATCTCGCTCCTTGCGCGACCAGTCGATGATGGAGGCGGACGCGCCGAACCGCGTCTGGCCTATTTCGAACACGGTGCCGAACACGATGGCGCCAGCAGCCACCTCGGAATGGCCGCCGATGCTGACGTCGAGGACACAATCCGGCCAGTGCGCCGGCAGATCGGTGAGCACTGCGTCAAACCGCGTCTGGGTGGCGTCGGCTTCGAAAAACCAGTCGTAGAAGGAGCCGATGAAGACATCGTCGAGCGCGATGATGCGTGAATACACGACCACGCCACCAGGCCGATCCAGCATCTGCACCGTGACCTGGTCCCCCACGAGATCGAAAATGCCGAGCCCGCCGATTGAACCTGGCGCGAAGCTGAACGTCAGCGGCGCGGTGGAAGAGTGCGTGGGCGTGCCGATTTTTTGGTCGAACGCGGCCCACCGGTTGGTCGGCCCCACCTCGAACCAGTTGACGGGGTCATCCTCCGGCGGCGTCGTGCCGCTGCCGGCCACCGCCCGCTCATAGATGCGGTGCGTCGTGGCGCGGTACACGCGAGCGGCGAGCGCGTAGCTGGTGCCAGACACCCATGCCACTTCGCCGGCGTCTGGCTCAGGCACAGAGCAGCTCAGCAGCATTCCGTCGGTGACGGCGCGCGCGATGATGACCGATGCCGTCATGGTGCCACCCTGGTGTACACCGCATCGCCATCGCGCACCACGCGCTCGAGCAGGCGCGCGACCTTGTGGGCGTGCTGCGCGCCAGCGAGCGTGTGCTGCTCGATGCGCTCCAGGCGCAGCGCGGCAGCATCAGCGCCAGCCGACCACGATGACGCTGGCGCCTGCGCGGCCGCGGGCGGCGGCGCAAAGATCGCCGGGGAGACCGGGGCAGCGGGGGCCGCGGCAAAAGCCCAGACCGGCGCATCGCCGCCGCCACCATTGAGACCACCAAGAGACAAGCCGCCGCGAGGTGCGCCGCCGGTGCTGCGCCCAGATGCAAGCGCCTCCAGCTGCGCCGCCGTGCGTGCCTGGACGCGACGCCACTCGACGATGGACGTGACGTTTTTCGCCGCGAGCTCGAGCATCGAGCGCGACAGCTCCGGCAGCTTCTTCAGCGCCTCGAGGTCGCCAGCCCTGGCCTGCGCCAGTGCGATGTTGAAGTTCGCCTGCGCGGCAGCGTACCCCTGCGCGCCTTCCCCGGCGGCCACACCACGGATGCGCTTGGCCTCTTCAATCAGCGCATCACTCGCTGACTTCCACGCGTCGGATACCGATCGTGTCGATGCAGACATCGCCGACGCAGAGCTGGCCGAGGACGCGCTGGCACGAGACATCCAGTCCGCCATCGCATCGGCGCTCTTGGCCTGCTGCGATGTGGCGCTGCTCTGAGCGTCGAGCACCTTTTTCACATCCGCGCTCAGCGCCATCAGCTGCGCGGCGCGGGCCGCGTCGCCGGCCGCAAGCGCAGCCTCCACCAGGCCGCGAAAGGCATCGGCCGTCTCAGGCACCACCAGGCCAAGCGCCGCCATAGCATCCGAAAGCCGCTGCATCTGAAAGGCCTGCTGCTCCTCGGCGCTGTAGAAGTTGCTGTAGTAGCTCTGCGCGGCCGCGGTGAAGTTCTGCAGGCCGCCTGCGGCATCGAGCATCGCCACCGTGGCGTCGTAGCTCAAGGACTTGAGGCCGTCGAACGGCAACGACGACACCGCCTCGCGGAATCCGGCCACCGCCTGCGCCTGTTGAGTGAGCGTCGAGATGAGCCGGTCCGCTTCCTCGCTCGTGAGGGCCTCGGCGTTCACGCCATCGAGTTTTTCCTTGACGGCATCTGGCAAATCCTTGGCTGCCTGCAACGCTTGAATCGTCGCCCGTTTCAGGTCCAGCGCCAGCGCCGCTACCGCCTGCTCTGCCGAAAGGTTGCCCATGGCCTCGACAGACGATCGGCCGGCCGCCTCGCCGAACGGCGCATCGCCCACGCGGCCGCCAGCGAACACGAAGCCTTTGCCTTTCTCGCTAGACTCAAGCCCCGCGACAAAACCGGAGACTGACGCCGCGCTTCCCAGCGACTTGAGCACCCCGTTGATCGTTGTGACGGTCGTCTCGATGGCTGCGCGCACCGCGTCGCCGTTGATCTCGCCGCCGCTTGGGCCTTCGGTCTTCGTCGCGCGGCCATCCGGGCCGATGGCGTAGCTCGCGCCAGAGCGCGTCTCCCCACCGCCGCCGAGTATGCTGCCCAGCAGTGCGGCGCCCCCCAGCGCCCAGCCCCAGCCGGGCACCGCGCTCAGCGCAGACATGAAGCCACCACCGGCCGCCTGCCCGGCCGCGAGCGCCGCCGCAGTGGCTTCAGACGTGGTGAGACCAGCCGCGACGCCGGCAGAAATGTTCGATGCAATCGTCGAAGCGGCCATGGCCTCGCCAGTGCCGAACAGCCCCGCCATGGAAACCGCCTGACCACCAAGACCCAGCGCACTGAGCCCGCTCGACACCACCCCGCTGATGGCATTCGACACCGGGCTCAGCACCGCGCTGATGGTCGGCCGCAGCACCAGCGTCTGGAACATGTTGACCAGCGTGTCGCGGAAGTTTTTCGCGAAATCCTTGCCCGACTCGAACCCGCGCATGAGCGCGTCGGTCAGGCTGCGGTTGATCTCCTGCGCGGTGCGCGCAGCCTCCTCCTGCTCGATGCGCGCGACGGCCGCAGCGCCCTCGATGCGCCGAGCCTGCTCGACCTGATCACGCAGCGCCGCTTTGGCAGCCGCCTGCTCGGCAGACGCATCGGAGAGCTTGTCGATCTCAGCCAGCTCCTTGGCGTACTTGAGTTCCACCTGGCGCAGCGCCACCACCTTCTGGCGCCCCACTGCAGACAGGCCAGCGAGCGCCTGCTCGTCTGCAAAAGCTGCTGCCATCGCCTGCGCACCGCGAACGATCTCATTAACCTGCTGCGATGCCGCCTTGATGTCACCCTGCTCTAGCGCGGCCACCCAGCGCCGCTGCGCGTCGATCTTTCGCTCCAGCGCCGCGATGTACTGCGGATCGAACCGGTCGCTCGCCTGCGCCTCCGCCATCTGGTGTTCCAGCTCGGCCAGCGTCATCTGCTCGATGGCGGTGCGCCCTTTGCCCATGGCCGCGTTGGCCATTTCCTGCGCGCGGGCGCGGTCCGTCAGGCCGTCGGCGTCCTTGCCCACCGCATCGACCATGGCCTGGTGCGCGCGGGCCGAGCCCGCAATCGCCTCGTTCCAGCGCGTGAGCTCGCCGGTCTGTTGGGCAATCGCCGCCTTCTCCATTAGGCGCGCGCGCACCTTCGCATCGGTGGCCTGCGCCACCTGGTCGGCCAGCTTGAGCGCATCGCGCTCGGCCGCGTTGAGCTGCGTGGCGCCAGCGCCCAGCGTCACCAGCTGCTGATGGTAGGCCTGCGCCTCGGTCAGCCGCGCACGCAGGCCGGCCAGCTCAGCATCGGGGCCATCGGTCTTTTTTGTCGGCTCGCCGCCGAGCTTCTTGGCTACTTCGGCCTGCTCCTTGGCCAGGAACGCCGTCCACTCCTTGCCCGTGAGCAGCCCGAGCTGGTTGAGGCGGATCGCCTCCTTCATGTTCTCGAAGTACGACTCCGGCAGCCCGCTGGACTTCTGCCGGAACCTGTCCAGGTCTTCCTCGGCCTTCTTCTTCTCGCGCATCTGCGCCGTGTGCGCCGCCAGGCGCGCATCCTCGGCCCGCGTGTCAATGCCGGCGGCCTGCATGGCGGCAAGCTCAGCCTGCATCGCATCGCGTGTTTTACGCATGGATGCAATGCGCTCCTCCAGGCCGCGGGTCAGCTCGCCGCGGCTTCCGGTGGCTGCGAGTTGCTTTTCCGCCGCAGCGATGCGCCCGCTCTGGTACTCGATCTCGCGCGCCAGGCCTTGCGCATCCGATGGCTTGCGGCCCAGCCCAATGGCTGCACCAGTGACAACTCCAATGCCAAGCAGTGCCAGCCCCAGCGGGTTGGCGGCCATGGCCGCCGACAGACTGAGAAAGGCCGTGCGCGCCGCACCGATGGCCGCCACCACGCCGCCGGCGCCGCCGATGGCGCTGGCCACGCGCAGCACGCCGGCTGCGGTGGCCGCGCCGCCGAGCATGCCCAGCACGATGCTGATCGTCTCTTTGTTGTCGGCGAACGCTTTGCCCGCCGCGGTGATGGCGTCCGCAGTGCCGGAGATGGCCTTGGCCACCGCCTCGGATGCGCCGGTGGCCTTGTCGATCTTGCCGATCGCGTCGAGCGTGGCGTTGCCCAGCTGCGTCCAGCTCTGCGACACCGTCATCGTGGCTCCGGCCACTTCGCCGCGCAGCACGGCGGCCTGGTTCTCCAGCGCGCGCACCACCTGGTCGGCGGTGATCTTGCCCTCCGCACCCAGGCTGCGCAGCTGCCCGATGGACACACCCATGCCATCGGCCAGCGCCTTGGCCAGGCGCGGCGCTTGCTCCATGACGCTGTTGAGCTCTTCCCCGCGCAGCACACCAGATGCCATGCCCTGGCCGAGCTGAACCAGCGCGGCCTGCATGCTCTGCGCGCTTCCGCCGGAGATCGCCATGGCATTGCCGACCGCCTCCGTCACAGCCAGCATGCGCTGCTGCGAAACGCCGATTTCCTGCCCCGCGCGGGAGAGCGATGCGTAGGTCGCCCCGAGCTCGGCGAACCCGACCCGCGATCTTTGGGCCGTCTCGAACAGCCCCTCATAGGCCTGGGCAGCCGCTACTGTCGAGCCCGTGGCCAGCTTGAGCTGGTTGTTCAGCGCCGTGACCCCATCGGCCGCCTGCAAGAAATTGCGGCCAATGCCAGCCACCATGTCGAGCGCCAGCAGGCCCGCGCCGTACTGCGCGATGCGCGTGATCGCGCCGGCCATGCGATCGGCGCCGGATGCGGCCTCATCCATGCTGCCCCTGGCCGTGACGCCAAACTGACGCAACTTTTCCCCGGCCGCCGTCAGGGCGGCGGAAGCCTCGCCAGAATCGACGCGTAGGCGTATCGACAGGTCAGCGCTGTTGGAGGTCATCGGCTCGAGTTTGAGAACGATCCAGACGTTCAGGCATTGCGCAAGCGGCGCGCCTCGTCCTCGAGCACCAGCAGATGCATGAGCGCGCTGCGCTGCCGATGGCGCGGAACTCCCAGCATCTGCAGCGTCGCGCCGATGGCTGCGCGGTCGATTCCCTCATAGTGCAAAGCAGATGCGCCGACCACGATGCGCCAGTTCGACCAGGTCATGACGAAGCACTCCCAGGCCTCGCGGAACTCGGGCCAGAGCTCGAAGTCGGCATCGGGCTCTTCAGCATCGGCCGATGAGCAGGCCGCGTCTCGCGCGGCCTGCGGGTCGGCGCCAAGGCGCTTCCACTGCGCATCGAGGTCTTCATCTTCAGCGTCCGCCGCGCGCGCCGTCAGCACCCAGTGCCGGACGGCGCCGCGGAGTTTTTTTCTTGCTCGCGCGCACTGTCGAAGCGCTTGATCGCCTCGCCGTAGGCGCGCACCAGCGCGGCCTCGAAGCCGTCCCATTCCTCGCACACCTCGGCGCGTGCAGACTTCGAGTACACGATGGGCTCGCCGCTGCGGTCGAGCAGCTCCCAGTCCACCAGCAAGGCGTCGAGAAATTCGGCGTCGGTGATCGGCTCGGCCGCGAGGTCCGCCTCGATCTCCGCGCGCTCCCGCGCGGTGTAGGGCGCGTCGGATGCGGCGAGTTTTTCGCGGATGGCCGCGCGCACATCCGGGCTCAGCGCATTGGCGCGGATGCGCCGGTCCAGCGCACGGCGCTCGCTGGTCTTCAGGCGCCGAAAACGCGCGCGGCACTGCACCGCCTCGGGCGCTCCGTCGTCACCGACGATCTGGTAGTTCACGGTGGCCCAGAAGGCCACCGACGCAAGAACAACAGCCATGGTGCTGCCTCCCCCGCTCAGACCTTGATGGACCACTCGTCGTTGCCCGCATTGCTCGGAATGCAGCGGTACGGCACGGTGATCATGTGAATGCCGTCCTGCTCGGCATAGCTGGGCTTGCCGATTTGCGCGCGCGGCACATTGAGCGTGATGGTGTTCGTTGCCGCCTGGCCGTGCTTGAGCACCAGCGGGACGGCCGCTGAGGAGCGGGCCAGCGCGATCCAGTCCTTCACCGCCACGGTGGTGTCACGGAAGGTCAGGCTGCCGGTGCTGGCGCGGCCGGTGATTTCCGTGGTGTCCACGTTCATCAGGTCCTGCTTGACGACCTGGTTGCCGCAGTCGAACGAGAACGCGTTGCACGCCACCGTCACGCCGTCGAGCGTAAGCGTGGTGTTGAGCTTGTTGACGCCAAGCGGCTTCTGGAACGCTGCGTAGTTCACGGCCGGCATGCCGCCCACGTCCTCCACCGGCATGAACGCGCCGGTGAACTCGAACTGCCACTTCGGAATGCCCTTGGCATCGGCGGTGATTTTGAACGTTCCCCGCGCGCCGGCCATCTTGTAGAGTCGGCGGTCGATGGTGCAGTAGATCGAGATCGACTCCACCCCATCGGTCACCGGGTCGAACAGCGTGTTCGGGTCGGGGTCGGGGGCCGGCGTGTTGGTGGCACTTGCTGCGCAAGCGCGCAGCAGCGCGGTGTAGCCCGGCAGCGTACCGGCGGGGGCCACGCCGGCAAAACCAACGCTGAACGCGAGCTTGCGGTACTGGGTCACGAGGATCGTTTCACTGGCGCCAAAGTAGGGTCGA